TGAAGATTTCTTACCAACAAAGGTAATTATAGAAGAAAATTTACGTCCCTCAAGAGATGCTGTCAAGGGAGGAAGACCAGTGATTTGTGGAGTAGGAATGGACGAAAACCAGGACCATTGCTGTGATCCCACAAGTGAAATTAAGGCTGAAGGTGAGCCAATTTCTCTAGGTATAAGTCGGCCAGAGATCTTAATAAGACTTGCTGAAAACAAAAGTTTTAAAGAAGAAGTTACTGATAATCTAACCGTAGAATATGAGTATAAGATCAAGTTATTAAACTCGATGCTTACTCGGTTTAGTAAGATGCATCCTGTGTGTGATGTCAAGGAATATAGGAGTGTTCTTAGATCAGACCGATATAATAGAGATGCCAATTATCGCAAGAGCGTAGATAACTATTTATCACTCTATATTGATATAGAGAATATGCAATTGGAAATTGACACTCTTTTGAGAGTCATGAGACGTAGAGGAATCAGTGCGGAAGGAGATGTTGGGGCGACCAACAACTTGGACACCCTAGTAGATAGAGAAAACTTAGAGGATGAAGGAAAGATCGAGGACAGTGTGAGTGTTTCAAAATTTAGGTACTCGAACTCGCCGGATACAAGTGTAGACTTACACAAGTTTCTGCGACGCCCTGTGCTTATATATTCGAGCGATGAGATTTTATCGGGGGGCACTTGGAGTAACACCAGATATTCTGGAGTCACTTTAGCGCCATGGCGGACATACCTTGCAAGTCCGGCTATTAGGGCCAAGTTGCGGAATTTTGGTTTTCTCAGGGCAACGATGTGTTTAAGAGTGACATTTTCCGGCACCCCTTTTCACCAAGGTAAGGTTGTAGTAGCACCCGTTCCTATACCCTCGCAAGTACCAACAATTACGGCTTGGGATACTATAGATTTAACAGGTCAGTTAGGAACTTATTTCTTAACGTGCATAAAACAAAAAGTAATAATAGATGTTGGCGAGAATAAACCCATTGAGATGAGATTTCCTTATTTCAATTATATACCAATAGGTCGATTGTTTAACAATACTGGAACGGTAGCGTCTAGTGATGTATTCGATGACTTTTCTGATTTACTTGATGTGCATATGCGTAATATAAACAATATAAGAGCTGTTTCAGACACCGCTGGAGATGTTGCATGTAATGTATATGCATGGTTAGAGGATGTTGAACTCGGTAGTGCCACTGCCACTCAAATGGTCGTTGCTAATGCAGAGGGAGATGAGCGTAAGGTGGGACCAGTGGAGAAGATGTCATCGGCTTTAGCACATAAAATGTATCAAATGAAAGATGTCCCAGTTATAGGACCATATGCAATGGCATCTAGTGCTGTAGCTGAAGAGGTTGGGAATCTTTCCGCTTTAATGGGATTCTCAAGACCCATATCTGAGCGAGAACCTATGAAGATAATTTTTGGCAGAGAAACTAGTGCATCTCAT